TGGTATTTTTTCAGGAGTAAATGGATTTACTACTGCTCGTATTACTTTATTTCCACAAATCCAAATATTAACTTGATATTCTTCAAGTTCACTCATCATTGGTGGAATTTCTAAATTAATTTCTTTCGCAAATTTTTTATCAAGTATTCCCCAATATTCTAATACTTCAAATCTGTTTTCTATATATGTTGGGTCATCACTTGAATAAATATCGTCTTCAAATCCTCTTTTTTGAAGATTAGAGCCCAGTTCTAAACATTCATTTATAGTCTCTAAATTAAAAAATGGTTTGTATTTTAAATCTCTTAGTTGTTGTCTATTAAGTTTGTGTCGTTCAATAACATATTCGCAGTCATTCATATCTATTGCTGAAGGATCAGGATAAAAATCCCAACAAGATACAGCTTCTATTTTAGGTTGGTTTTCAAATATAGGAGCATATTGTTTTTCTCCGGTAGACATATTCGTTTCATAGCTGTGAATTTTTTTATTGTGATTAAATGGACCTTTTAAAATTCCTGTTCCAAGTAAACAACATTCAAAAATAGAGTGTCTTAATTGGGTAACTGCATTGGTTTCTACTAATTGATCATCAATTAATTTTTGCATAGCTCTTGCTGCTATTGCTGCAGGTTCAATCTGTGGTTCACCCATTTTTGCAGGTCCGGGTTTAATATTTTTAGACATTGCAAATTCAGATGCAGTTCCTAAAAATTTATCTTTAGTAGGTGATACTGTTCCACCTAGTTGCATAGAAGTAGCTTCTGTAGCTCCCGGTTCTAATATTCTACCATCCCCTTCATAACCATAGGGATCTTGGTTTTGTTCAGTCGGTTGTTGTTGTTGCATAGCTTGCATTTCTTGAGATGCCATATCTAAATGGGCAAATTCAGCTATACCTTCAGGCACAGGTGTATGCTCAACTGAAATAGGTACTTTTCCATTTGCAAACAAAATATCGGTTATCTGTCCATAAGCCGCTAAAACTTTAGTTTTAGTTACTTTTACAAATACACGAGAACGTTCAGAATCTTTGAATTGTGTTGAACTATCATATATTCCCCTATAATTTTTATAGGCTTTAGTCCAGCGATTTTCATCTGTACGTTTACCTTCTTCAGCTTCATTAAATTTTTCTTTGATATATCCTATAACTCCAGTAGATTCTTCTATCTCTGGAGAAGGTTTATCACCTTCAGAAGCCATAATTTCTCCTTATTTTGAATAGTCTTTAATTAATGTACTGTCTCCGCCTTTTTTCATAACAGATGGATCTACTGATCCGCCTTTACCTGATTTACTTTCGTCTTTGATAAGGGCACCTTGATCGATAGAATTACCGAATTCAAGTGATTCTCTGTATAAAGAAGAGTCATAGTCACTAGGATGACCTAATGCACCCCATTTGTGTCTGTGAAGTACATACTTTTTTCCGTGTGGATTTGGCATATTTTCCTCCAATTGTTAATAATAAGTTAATAATCTACTTTAAACTTTTTCTAAAGAAATACCCTCTACCGTATTCTCTTACATAAAATCCTTTATGTTTTACTTGTTTTGGGGCAGGGCGTCCTTTACCATATACATGATACTTTATAAGAATTTCTGGATTAGCTGGTGAAGGAAGTGCTACTTCAGCACCTACATTAATTCTATATATTCTACCAGATGGTCCTGTTATTTCTCGCATTTTACCTGTAAGTTTTTTATCTTTGGCGTATAGTTCTAATTGACCTAACACTCGTTCTAAATTTTTATCATCTTGTGTTACAATTTTTGTAGCTACTTTTTCTGCTTTTTGTTCTTTAATTAATTTTCTTTTCCCTGTTACTCCTTCAATCTCTTCTTTTCCTTCAATTTTAATTTTTCCTCGTGCTATACTATCTTTGTAATCTCTTTCAATTAAACTTTCTTTTTGTATTTTTTTTATGTCTTTACTTTTTTCAATCAAAGCAGTTTTACTTTCAATTTTAGAAACTTGCATTTCAGGAATATCAGCTACAAAATTTTGCCAATCTTGTTTTGTTTCTGCTTTATTAATATTTTTATTTTTAGAGAAAAAGGGATGTGATTGAGCAGCTGGTTCTCCAAACTTATTATGTTTAACTACTAAATATTCTTTAATAAGATTTGTTTCCTTTTCACTTAATTTGACAGCACCAAATGGTATACTTGTTGCTTTTCCTCTTTGTTTGTATACTCTTGGATCTAGTACTGTATAATTTTCTTTAAATGCTTTTATTGGAATATCTAATATTTCAGTAGGTCGCAGACCAGTTCTCCAAGCTATACGTGCAATTAATATTTTTTTAAATGCATCATACTCATTTGTCTTGCTTAACACTGAGGCTTTTTTTATTATAGAATTTAATTGTGGATCTGTTACAGCTTTTTCTGGTGATCTTTTTATATAGCCTTGTGTTGTACTAAGTTGTTGATGTCTCATACTAGCTTGTATTTCAACATCAGTTTTTCCGATTTTTGCCATCTCAAGAGGTTTTCTGTATCTAAATCCTTTTAAACTACCTTTTTCTTTTTGGGGTCCTACTGTACCTTTTATATTTGAAAATAAAGGTTTTGGTTCTTTACCACGAACATGTTTATTAAGATAAATATTCCACTGTGGTGTTTTATAAAATCCTAGTGAAATTTTTGTAGCTGGTTGTCCCGGCCTTACAATTTGTGCTACCATTTCTTTTACTAGACCTAAATTTTCTGCTGCTTTATATACACCTTGTTCTGTGTGAGCCCCCCAATTAAAAACAGCAAGAGTACTTTCTGGGTTATGAATACTTATTTCATCTACATTTCTTACAAGATTTTCATATTTATCATCTGCTATTCTTTTTCCTGATATTTGTCCTCTATGCACTGATTTATGACTATATGTATTTTTCATATATTCTTTTGCATAATAAGGATTAAATGGGATTCCCGGACTATTTGATCCAGCTTTTAATAGACTTATTTGTAAAGATGTAGGATCAGAAGATTCTATATTTTTAGTATTTATTATTTTTTTAACACTAGTATATCCACTAAATTCATTTCCTTCAGCTAATAAACCATCAGTAGATTTACTACTTCTAGTTACTATTTTTGCATCTTTAATATTATCGAGTTGTGCAGCTAATCTTTTATGTCCTTTTGTTATACTATTTGCTTCAGATTTATCCCAGATTCTAAGTAATGCATGAAATTGTTCTTTATTTATTGGTTGACGTAATCTTCTACTTTTTATTAAACCTTTAGTTACAGTTCCTAGTTCTGCTGTTACTGTTGCTGCAGCAGTAGCATCATCTGGTAGTTCAAAATATCTAGATTCTTCTGCTTTATTTCTGGTTAAAAATTTTCCTGTACTTACTTTATTTTCTAAATCAAATTCTTTTGTAGGAGTATGTATTTTTGTTAAGCCTTCTTCTTTTCTCCATAATGTAACATATCGTTTTTCTCCCTGTGATAAGTGTTCACCTAATGCAATTTTTATCTGTTTTTCTTTTTCTGATAATTTATCTAAATTTAAAAATTTAACGTCATTAGGATAAAATCCTTCGGAATTTTTACTTCGTAATACTTGTTTTTTTGTGTCTAATTTAACTAGTGCATTATCAAATATATTACCTTCTTTTTTCATTGCAAATATAGTAGGTCTAGATGCTTCAAGACGTTGATTGATTTTATTCATAGCTGTTACAGCTTTTGTTTTATTTTGTAATGCTATTTGATTTTGTGCATCTGTTATTTTTTTTGTAGCAGTTGCTTTACTTGTAGTTGTATAAAAGGCTCCGGTAGGATTTATTCCGTATGTAAGTACAAGAAAATCAGCCATCCCTTTACTTTCTTTAGAAAATCTTTCTGCCATATTTGTAGCACCCCCACTACCAGTTGCTTCTTCTAATATTTTAAATGTTTTAGGTGATGTATTTTCTATATACTTAAAAACTTGATGTGCTGGTCCATAAGCTACAGCAGTTGGTAATCCATATATACCGTAACCAAGAGCTCTAAGAGCTACATCTGGAATTCCCGTCATAGTTCTTCCTAATGCAGCTAATACAGGATGTTCTTTTTTATATTCATCTTGCCAATATATATCCATCCCCGGTTTATTTTCATCAAAATCAAAAAACTGTTCACCTAATTCGCCCATTTCTTCTTTGAACAATGATCCTGCTGTTTGTTTTTCAGGGGCGGATGGTGTATAACCATAATCTTTTGGATTTTCACCTATTGGTACATAGGGTCTTTCCAAATTTAAGTCTTTCATCTGTTCATCTAATTCTGCCATATTTAATATCCAAACATTGTATCTGCAATTGCGTTATTTTTTTCATCCTTTTCTCTAGCTTGTCTAGCCTCTTGAATAAAATCTCTTGCTCCTCGGTGTCTTAACATTAACATATAACGAAGTGCATCATATGCGTGATCATCTGCCTTTGTATCTATATCTTCAGTATTAGTTTTATCTAGTGGTAGAGTAGGCAAAGTGCGAATTAAATTAGTACAAGTTTTAAAAATCTTTAGTTGTGGTTCTCCCTGACTGTTAAGCTGTAATCGTTTATGTATTGCTAGTTTACCTGCCATTCTATCTCTATCTGCAGGTATAAAACGTAATCCACTTTTTAATAAGGCTTCTGCTATACTAGGACCTGTCCCTGTCTTATTCCAACAGGAAGAATCAAGTACACCATGTAATATTGTTGGGTCATTTTGTTCTAGTTGTATAATTACATTTGCTAATACTTCACCGGTGTGACCTTTTACATATAGTTCTCGGTATATCCATATAGTGCCATCCCAGTCAATTGCACCCCATAAAACACATGATGGTGATGAATACCCATAATCTGCAGATCTAAATCTGTTCCACCCTCTAGGTAATTCTATTGGATCTACAACATGGATAGTCTTATCAAATTCTCTAAATGCTGCACCTTCTGCAACATCCCAATCACCTTCGAGTAGTCGTTTTTTCTCCACTTCCGGTAGAGACATAAGCATAGCTTCATACTCTCCACCTCTTGTTAAGAACGGGTTATCCGTTAATCGTGCAGGAATAAACTTTCTGTGAAATAATGGTTTACCTGCTTTTTCTTCATCTGGAAAATTTTCCGGATATTTTAATTCTGTTTTTGTTTCTATATCTACTGCAGGAAAAGCTGTATTAGGTGGTGAAGGATCAATATACATTTTTTTAATCCACCAACCACCGACACTACCCGGATTTGCAGTACATCTCATATAGGGAATTATAGTTTTATCTGTTGTTCTTAAACGAGAACGAAGATATTCCCAAACATAAGGTGTTGGATAGTGCGTTATTTCATCAATTCCAATCCAAGAAAACGCTTGTCCTTGGTATCTTGTAACATCTGTATCTTTATCAAGATACGAAAATAATGCTGTGGCTCCACTAGGGAATTGCCATACACTTTTTGCTTCTTTAAATACAGCACCCGGAAATGCTTTCGGGTAAAACTGTTTACTTTTGTCTATTAACTCAGTAAGCTCCCCAAGAGTCCTACGAAGAAGAAGAGCACGATGATTACCATTATCAGCATAGCGGAGTAAATCAGCAAGCAACGCATAGCTTTTTCCCCCACCAGCAGCCCCGCCATATAAGACATCTTCTTCAGGACTAGCCAAGAAATCCGTTTGAGGTCCTTTATTAGGTTGAAAGACAATTGGTCTTTCTCCCAT